AGTAAACTTGTTGTACAGAACGAATATCTAGGAAAATTAAAAATAGAAAAGCCTTTATGTCAGTTAGACTTAACTAGATACAACGGTGTAAAGAAAAATCACTAGGCCACTACCGCTTCTGGTTCAGATACTTTTACTTCTTGTAAATTAGGTACTTCACAAGCTCCTCCGCCACAAGCAACCGTGTCTTGTACCTCTGTTGTATCTTCTTTTTCTTTTAACATCTTATAATTCACAGATGTATACGTATCGGCAATATTATTCCATCGTATTTCATCTTTTTCATCGATTATTGACTCTAATGGCGCTTGATCATACAATTTATCACCAATTTTAGGCAACAGTGCCACCGCTCCAAAGTATTTCTTATTATCATACAAGAATTTGAACACTCTATCCCACTCATCATCCTTTACTACCACGGTACAACTAACATTATGTTCAATATTATTAGTATTTGCTTCAGTAGTACCAGGAATCACCCAATTTTGTTGCGTCGACTTAATATATTTTAAATGTTGTAAGGCTGTAAGGTCGTCTTTCACTAAAGCCTTATCAGAAATCTTAATAGGAAACGTAACTACGTCATCTGTCTTATTTGCCGACCATACACTCTCCTCACACATATGTTTATTGTTTTTCTTAAAGTGCTTATACACTGGATCAAGTTTATTACATTGAATACGTCGAAAATACTTTCTACTATGATGAGGGTGTATACCGGATGCGCTACCTAGTACTAATGACGACGTACCTTCTGGTTTAATACAAGTAATCCTAGCGGCTTGATTAACATTTAACTTTTTAGCCCAAGACTTATTAACTTTAACAGCGTACTCAGCGCCTTCTTTCTGATAATCTGCATTTAAAAGAATCTTAGGGTTATCCATTATACCAGTAATAGACACACCTAGCAGTGCCTCACCTTCTGTTAATTGCTTAGACGCAGGTCTCAGGTAATCAAACTCAGAATACGCTGCTTGTAAGGTACCTACAATTGTCGAAGCTTTTACTGCATCTAAAAACTTACCCTTAGTATCAATCTTAGCTCCGTTAATCGATGTTAGATTACAGAATTGAACACCACAAACACCGTCTTTAGTGACAGGTATAAAGCCTATCTCAAAGCAAGGATTATATAATTGCCATGGATGATTACCAAACACAAATCCAGGCTCTCCAAACTGTCTTGTCTTATTAAGAATGTCTGTAAATTCTTCAAACGTTGTTTCATCTCTTAGAAGTAATACACTATTATTACTTCTAGCTCGTTGAGGCTCAATATGGACCCAACTAATACGTTTATTTTTTATTACTTCATTATATTCATATTCAATTAATTCTACCTCATACTTCTTTTTATTAACTGTAATCTTACCTACATATAAATCAGTTTCATCATCATGATAAAATTTAGTATGACGAGTAACATCGAAAAATGTCTTCGCATTCATCATCTCTTCATCATCTTTATCAAAAATAAGAGATGTAGCTGATCGACGAATACCACCAGACAATACTGCGTCGGCGCAATGCATTAAAATATCATATGCATTAATTGGTTTTAATCTTGTTTGGCTCTGCTGTTCAATAATATAATCAAATAATTCCTTTACCTTTTTATGACACCTCTTTAATCCTTGATACCCAGGAGCTTTACCTCCAGCGGTCTCTAAAGGAGTCCCTTTTGGTCTTATTTTACTAAAATCAAAAACAATCTTTCTACCTGAAAAAGCTGTATTACGAAAATAAGAATTCAATAATGCTTCAATAGAATCAGCCCATCCTTCTATACTATCTTCAACAACATAAGTTACAACCGTACCTGTCTTATCTTTTGCAGTAACTATATCAGGAAATCGATCAATAAAATGTTTTGAAACTCCGATACCGACACCACATCCACATAACAATAAATAAAATATCTCCGCAAAAGATCTTATACTATCAACATGTCTTACCGCACAATTATATATACGAGCATTATGTGCTAATACTGCTTTACCGCCAAACTGCATTGATCGCATTGAAGGTACAATGTGTTTATCTTTTACTTGTTGAAATGCCCACTTAATTGTATCTATATCTTCTGACGGTAAATCCCTTTTAAATCGATCAACATGCATCTTCGTAACTCGATTTATACATTCATCCCACGTCTCTCTTCTATTTAAATTTTTATTAAATCTTGCGTATTTGCTTGTAAAGGTAAAGGTAGATATTTCGTCCAGATAGTTAATGTCTTGTGGCATTTGTATATTTATTTATGTTTGATTTATGCGATTAATAGGTCGGATACAAATAAGTGCTTCGCATATAAATATAACGAATAAATTTGAAATTCAACTTATCGTTTCACTGTGGCTTGGCCAAAGTAAAAACCAATAATAGCTGTTAAAGCTTGTCGAATCTCAGGTATTAATAAATAACCTTCAACTTCTATGAATACAGGTTCAGTCTTTGAGCCAAGTAATCCCCATAGTATCTTTGTAGTAATGAGCTCCTCTACTACGATAGGATGATTAAGAAATGTAGTAATAAATGGAGCTAATATAACACCAAACAGAACACTTACAACAATTAAACGGCGGACCCACTTTCCACCATCTACACTTACACGCTGAACAGCTTTATCAGCTGACTCATCAGCAAACTTTTTCTCTTTCATAAACATCTCAAAGCGCTTTTGTTCATTCTCCGCTCGCTTTGCGACCAATTTAAAAAAGAATCCTACTAATGACCCGCCAGCCATTGTTAATATTTCCGCAGGTATCACTGTAATTATTTAATAAAAAAGATGTCGATATATATACCGACATCTAATGTTATTATACCTCTCTGGTTATCTATTTATATCAACCATTATTAACAAATTGATATAATTTATCCGCTCTTGCAATAACTGCATTTGTGTCTGGAAAGAGAGAATCAACAGTATTACTAGTTACTTGTTCTTTATTCTCTTCTTGATAATAAACACTGAGCTTTTCAGAAAACCTTCGATCCTCATCTGCATGAGCCATCTGAAGTACTTCTAATCGAATTTCATATGCGTTTTTATTCATGTGTGTGTGTCTCCTTTCATAAGGATTTATTTAAATAATTGCTAATAGCAACTACTTAATCACCGCCTTGAGATCGATCCGACGCAAAAGAACTTACAATTTCTTTACAATGTCTAGCGTGCTCAATAGCTTCTATTTGTTTACTAGCTTCTTCTACAACATCCTGTATTATTCATGATCCTAAAAATCCTTTTCTCTTATCATACACTAACCTCTCATACGTCCTAGCATCAGCCGTTCCAGATAGATCAACATATAGTTTTTCAATATCCTCCTCGAACTTAATCTGTCTCATCCCTTCTTTATGCACCGGGCGTGGGTCCGCGTTTTCTGAAAGAAGTTCAAATTCTCTTCTTTCGTTTGTATAAATGTCCTTGACGACAAATTTATATGCAATCATGACGTAAATAGTAACCTACTATCTTTGACTTTGCAAGTTATTTTTTTAAGTTGAGTTTTACTCTTTATTAATAATGACGCTATTTCAGTTTCGATATGTTTCTCGAAAAACCTTCTTAAGAACCGAGCCCCATATTTTCTATTATATCCTTGCTGAGCTATATAATCCCGAGCTTCAGGCGTTAAAGTAAACTCTATATTATTTATTTCTTGTAATTTTTTAGAAAAGATATCTAATTGTATTTGAACTAAATTATATATATCTTCTTCTGATAAATGCTCGAATCTAATAATTTCGTCTAGTCTATTTAAAAACTCTGGTTTAAAGAATTTTTGACAAGCATTCTCTAAATCAATAGAACTTATTGCCGTACCACCAAACCCGATAGAATCTTTATTAAATAATTCAGAACCAATATTACTCGTAAATACAATAATACAATTTTTAAAATTTATTTTACGACCTACACTATCAGTTAATTCACCTTTATCTAAAACCTGTAAAAATATATTAACTACATCCGGATGGGCCTTTTCAATTTCATCTAACAAAAGTAAACTATAAGGATTATTTTTAATAAAATCACAAAGCATCGACCTATCACCATAACCAACATAACCTGGAGGAGAGCCTATTAACTTACTAGTAGAATGAGGCTCTATAAATTCAGACATATCTATCTTAAGAAAATTTTGCTTATTATAGAAAAAATATTCTGAAATTAGTTCACACAAATATGTCTTACCAACACCAGTTGGACCAATAAAAAGAAAGGAACCTAATGGACGACTAGGGTCCTGTAATCCAGTTTTAACCCTTTTAAAATGATGCAATAATGATGCAATAGCTCTTCTCTGAGAGATATATCTTTCCTTTAAAGAGTGTTCTACTTTATGTAAATCAGGTAAACTGCTTCCTCTAATATTGCTTATAGGTATATTTGTTTTAATACTAAGTATATCTCTTACAATGTCGTCTGTAATAACTTTATCGAATTCAACAGCCTTTTGCTTAATTACTTCTTTTTTTAATTTATTAGATAGAGTTGTTTCTTTTCGTCGTAATTTAATACCATCTTCAAAATTATGTCCTTCCACAGCTACAAGTTTTTGTTCTTGTATACTATCTATTTGTTGTTGAAGCTGTACAATTTGCTCTGATGTATTAGATATTTGATTTTTAATATGCGAGCCACATTCATCTAATAAATCTAAAGATGCAGCTGGCTGACTCTTATCAAAAATAAACCGAGACGACATCTTAACAATATCTTCTACGATACTTCTATTATATTTTACATTATGAAACCTTTCATATATAGGTATCATATTATATAAAATACCTTTCGTCTCTTCTAAGTCAGTTTGCTTAACAGTTATATTTTCAAAATTAGAACTAATAGTTGTAATATCATCAATATATTTTTTGTAATCATCCGCTGTACATGTACCTATAAAATTAATATCATCACTATTAAACAACTCGCTAAAATACTCTTCTATATTTGCCGTACCATCAATCCGGGTTATAAGAGCAATGTCATTAATAAACAAAATTACATCAGTATTATCTTTAAGATAGTTTTGAAGTATATCCATTCTTGCTTCAAAATCTCCTCTAAACTTTGTACCGCCAATAAGAGTTTTAAGTTTAAGCTCAAGTATTCTTTTATCATGTAAATGATTAGGAGTAAGTTTTTTAGTTATTCTTCTGGCTAATTCATACACTACAGACTTTTTACCTACACCAGGATCTCCTGTAATAATAAGATTAGTATTATGTTTTTTTCCTAAAACAAGATAAATTTTATCAAATTCTGCATCTCTAGAAAATGTACTTTGTAATTCATTTGTTGAAGCTTGATAAGTTAAATCAATAAAATAAGGCTCTAGACTCTCTGGTATACTAGATCTACTTAAATCGGTACTAGTTTTAATATCACCTAATTCCTTCTGTATAGCATTCTTTACATTGTCAAAGTTTAATCCATACTCCATAAGAATGGACGTAGCTACTCCGTCATTCTCGTACAATAAAGATAAAAACAAATGTATTACATCTACAGTATTTTTTTCTAGCTTTTGAGCTAATCCTTTTGCAAAATCTACTATTCTTAAAACTCGAGGTGTAAAGGATGGCCCTATATCAGATTTAAAAAGTTTGTTAGTTTCCTCTATATTTAAAATACTAATAACAATATCTTTTAAATGAGTCCTATCTACGTCTAATCGATTAAAAGTTTGTTCTAAAAATATATCGCCACTTTCAATTAAACCTAAAAGTAAATGCTCAGTACCAGCATATCTACTTTTAAACTCTTCTGCATATGATTTTGAAGCTGCAAGAGCCTCTTGAGCCGTGGGGCTAAATTTCATTACTATTACTTATCAAAAATTTTAATAAACACTAGTAATGGTTATACTTTAAGCACCACTATAATTAGAAGAACTACCAGCACAAACAATCGGTACAGTAGTGTCCAGAGCTTTAATAACATGACCAACTGCGCCTCCTACTCTCAATGTAAACTTAGGATCTATTAATGAATACTCAGCACCCACAGAGACTGCACCGTCTACAAATGGCTTATGTGCCGTACCTGATGCACTATCACTACCTCCTGCCTCTCCTATATTACCACCAGCTAGTCCTATCATTCCTGGATAATCAGACACCTTAGCAGTAATAGCAGATTCAGCGATATCAGTTTCTGTTTCCTCTGCTGATCGAGCAGGTCGTAACTCAATTATTGGGTATCCTGTTGCCGCGACATCGAACATTGGAGCTTTGCTTTTATATTCAGTTCCATCTCCAGCAGGATCATTATCCGCGGATCGTACAGGAAGCGGGCCTGCTGAAACATAAGCAAGCCCTATATATTCGCTCTGGTCTAAACTATCAGACATTCCTGGGAGACCTCCTTCACCTATATTTTTAGCGTGGATGCCACCTCCGCCTCCTCCACCGCCACCTATACCTAAACGGCTCCACCATGGTTTCAATTCTCGGGCGCTTACGCCGCCTACTCCTCCGCCGCCGCCTCCAGCGCCGCCATATATTTTACCATTATTAGTAATAGTAATACCGTTATTAAAATATGAATCAATCCCGCTTAAAGCTGGCCCACCTGGTAATCCAGAATGAAGATCAATAGCGACAGATTCTGTATTTTCAATTTCATCTATAAGCTTAAACCCATAGTCATAATACGGTTTGCTGCCGTATGATTGTAAGAGAGCGCCATGGCCACCTCGACCACCTTTACCGACTACTGCCGATCCCGTGGCAATTGAAATCTCAATTTTATTACCTGACTCAGGCATATAAGATGTCCATGGTTCACCTAGACGCGGGCCCTCATCATGAAGTGTTCCTACCAAGGAAGCGCTTAATTTAGGCGGTTTAATATATAATGCAGGAACTGTTGTATCAGTTGAAATTACAGACAGAGACGAACCGACAGTGAAAGTAACACTAATGGGATAAGCTGATACATCTATCCAGTTACTCGTATTACCGCCAGCTACTGTAGCCGCTGATAATGCATCCCAAATATTAACACTACTTACCATATTAGTAACAGTGGGAGACAATGCAAAATCGGAAGCAATACTATTCAAATTTAAAGTAACTGGTTTATATTTTCTCTTTAAATAAACCTCATGGTTCATATCTGCCGCCAGTGTTGGCGCAGTTTGATTAATATCTGAATTTGGACCGGCGTTATGTATTACAACATTGACGTGAGCTTCAGCATCAAGCTCGTCTCCCACAGGTATTGAGTCAGTGGTAATATCAAATACTATTGAAGATACTCCCGGAAGGAAGAGAATTGTACTAGTATTAACAACCTCTTTAGCATATCTTTGCAATAGGTCTGTACCATCTGGAACTGCTGGAAAATCGGCTTCCGGATCTGATACACCTGCTGCTGTCTGTGAATATACACTATATTGTCCTCGTTCAATTATTATTGGCTCATACTCATAACTTCCTAAATTTTCTCCAACTGTTCGAATGTTACATGCTGCTGAAAGAGTATAGTCTCCATCCGATGAAGTTCTTTGTACTCCTACCCGTGCCTTGTAGCCTGGTATTGAAAAGGCAGTGGCACCAAATAAAGTAATATCATATTTCTCTGTAACAGGCTTTATTGTAACCACTGTCGATTCTTTATCTGGATCTACAATACAATTAGTCTTTTGTAAAATAACTAAATTAAATGTTTTATTATACGTGGCGGGTGTGTCCTTATATAATGTTCCATCCGCGATAAATTTAACAGTATCTAAATTAATAACAAATTCCGTTTGACCTCTTTCGAAAACTCCAACACTCGGATTTGCATAATATACATGCTGAAAATCATATACCGTAGCTGTATTAGGTACTGTATAATAATAAAAAGAACAAGCTTGATTATCTACGCTAATATTATTGCGCCTAAGGACTGTTATTGTCGCAGGGTCGCCAGCAGCCGTCTCAAGAGTAGCTGCCGATAAACTTATAACACTTTCAGCTATTTCATATTTGCCGGGTAATCTAGTCCCGACTTCTGCTGGTGGTTCAGTATTTATGGGCTCTTCTTTTATAAAATCAAATAATGCTTCTTGCTGTCTATATAATAATTCAAGCGGCCTATTAACAACATCTGTCAATAACGGCTCATTTACACCTATGTAAAAATCACTATCATCATTAAAAGTACTAGGCTTATTAAACTGATGATCATTTAACGTACATATAGCCGGTGTAATTGTAGTACCGAAACTAGCTTTAGTATAATAACTATATAATTTTTTATTTAAATTCTCGAAAAAAGAATAATGATTATATATTAATTTTTTTGTTGTTTTATTTAAAGTAATATTATTAACTATTTCTTGAGGTAGTACAAATATATCAGATAAAGTAAAATAATTAGTATAAAAATTCTCATTATACAATTTTTCAGTAATATTCTTATCCGTAAAAAGATATGTACTAGTCTTATAACCAGATGCTGGAGCTCCTGTAGTGTGTCCTTCAGCACTTACTGTACTAGAAAGAGTAGTTGTTGTGATTGCCATGTAATCATAGCCGTTATGTAACGCAGTATCAAACGATACAATCATTTGGTCAGAAGCAGACAAATAATCTGTAGTCAGATTTTTTATTGAAGTAAAATCTAATGCAGTAATAGGCTTGTCTAGTCTTGTTTTATATACTTTGTATATGTTTCTATTAGTAGAAATATATAAAATATTTTTAGAAGATTTACTATTAACTATCTTATTAAAACTTTGACCTTCAGGTTTATATAATCTCCTTTGATTTGTATCTAAATAAGGTCTATCTACCTTCCATGCATAAATTTCAAACGGTAAATATGATTCAAATAATCGCCATGGTTGACTTATCGTATTTGTTCTTGGATCATATTCATAAACCTTACCAGTTGATGAAAGTATATAACCACGCGGCGTTTTATCAGTGTCAGATATCTGATCTACAACAACAGAAACCGGGATGTCTCTTGTCTGTTGATTGTACATTGCCCCGTTTTTAGCTTCAGTAAGATAATTAAAATTCAAATCATATACTTTTATACTATGGGTACCATTATCTAAAATATAAATTTTCTCGTCATGTATACTCACACTAACTGGATCTACAAGTCTGTTTTTAATTTCAGTATATTGTGTACCGCCAATTGTTTTTAATAAATAACGACCAGGATTAGTATCAGTGATACCAGTACGACGTACTGCAGTATCATTAGTTAAAAGACCAGTGATATCAAATTTAAATAATGTATGAAGACCTCTATCTAAAACAAATAAAAATTCATTTACAATATCTACACTTACAATATTTTTAAACTTAAATGTTTTATTATATTCAACAAAATTACCTGCTAATATTGACTTAAGAGATTTAAATTTTGTAGTACTCTCATAGACTACAGAATCTTTAGGACTATAATTAAAATATACAAACTCATTACTATCAGTTTTTTTAGCTATATGTGTTTCAACATCACCACTCATAGTGGAAAGGCTGTTTCCTGTAGCAGGATCTGTAGCTGTAGAGCATAAAGTAGCAGTAAAAGCACTGTCAACATTAATGTAAGAAAGAGATGATGTAGGAGACGACGTGGTCACTATTTCGGCATTAGCAATTAAATACAAATAATTTTTATATAATTTACGAATACTATCGTTATATACTTCTGTCACAGCGAAGTCGTTATGACTGATTTTAATATCTTCTAACGAGTACGGTAAATTAAGCGAAGCGCTTTTAAGTTTCCCTAGCACCCTATCTGTGTGATAACCAACACCTGTTACTGCAGTAACCTCATTATAAATCGTACGGGCCATTATTAATTATTTAACAATTTTATCTTCATTTAATAGATTGAAGTTACAAAGACATTTGTAAATATTTATAATGCCGAGAAGAAAAAGAAATATGACGAAACATAAAATAACTCCTGATTTTATCTTAGATCTGTATAAACTGACTAAAACCATGGATGAACCAGAGAAAAATGAAACAGTTGATAAAATAAAAGATCTCGTAAAATACATGGGTAAAGAAATTAATATTAATTTAAATGACCTCAAAAATTAATCTATCTTGGGAAAGTATTGAACAAGATATATCTATATTAACACAAAAAGTAAAAGATTTTCATCCTACCTGCATTCTCGGGATCGCAAATGGAGGAATGATCCCAGCAGCTCTCTTAGCAAAAAAACTTAAAGTAGACAAACTACTGTCATGTAATTTAAAATCCTATCAAAACGATGCGCCACGGGAGGGGCCTCATAATATAAACGATATAGTAAAACAAATATCTTTTCCTACACAAGACGAATTAATGAGAGAGAGAGTTCTAATAGTTGATGATCTGGTTGATACGGGATTAACTTTAAAAAAAGTGTATGGTAATTTTGTTCTATATAATGATCAATATAATATAACTTGGGATTTTGCTACACTATATTATAAGCCAAAAACGGCCTTCATGCCTGATTATACAGTAAGAGAGTTTGATAATAACGATTGGATAGTATTTCCTTGGGAAAAATAATTACATATATCCAAT